CTTCCAGTGCTGAAAATGATGTGTTGCCGCCCAGCTCGATTGCCTGCTGCGATAACGCTTCAAAACTCTCACCAGTCGCTCCGCTTATCGCCTGCACTCTCGACATCTGGCTCTCGAAGTCAGCTGCGGTCTTGACGGACGCTGTTGCCACTGCCGCCACTGCACCAGTGACCACCATCATCTTTTCACCTGCGTCCGTTACTGCTTCACCGACTTTTCCAGCCTTCTCTGCATATTCATCGAAGCCCTGTCTGGCAAGCTCTGCATTGACATCACGCAGCTGGACTTCCAACTGTGCCAATGCTGCTTCGGACTGTGACACCGCTGCCGACTGTTGCGCCAGTGCAGTCTCCTGTCTTCCGATGGACTTCTCTGTATTTGCAAGCTGACTTTCCAACTTCGTCAGCTCTTCTTTCAGCTTCTTTGATTCTTCCGAATTCTTTCCAGTGGCTTCGCAGCTGTCATCGTATGCCCGCTTCGCTGCTTCCACCTTGCCCTTCAGCTCTTCATGCTTCTGCTTTGTCTTCTGAAGATTCGTCTGAAGGTCTTCATAACGCTGTTTTGCATTTGCTACCGATGTGCGCTGTACATCCATCTTGTTGGTCAGTTCTGTGACCTTCGCCTTCAGCCCATCCATCTCTGAACCTGTCAGCTTCGCCTGCGCCGCTGCAAGACTGTATTCACTTGTCAGCTCTTTCATCTGTGCAGCTGCCTGCTTCATCGCCTGCTGGTATTCAGCTGTTGATGCGCCGATTCTTATTGATGCCTGCGCCATTCACGCACACCTCCCTCTGTCTATTTCTCGTTGATTGTTGCTATCTCGAAAGAGACATAGTCCAGAAGGCTCATAATGTCGGATTCCATGCACTGCGTGTATGAATTATTGAATGACCGGATGCACAGCTTCACCACTCTGTCCAGATTCTCCCTGCACACTTTCCAGACGCTTCCTTTGCTTTCTATCTCGTTGTAGCCATTTTCTTCGTCATATTCGTCAAAAGCTGAAGGCTCTTGCTGCTCTGGATGCTCTGGATTCAGGTCAAGGAATTTCTTCGTGATGACATCCTGCATGACGAAGTGGATGATTTTCGCTGCTGCCAGCTGTTCTTCCACATCTGCCTTCGCCAGTTCCCTGTCTGTCACCTTGAAGACATCCTTCAGGATGCGTCCATTGAATCTGAATGCGTCTGCTGCGCTCTCTCCGTTGTTCTGCTCCATGACTTCCGTGTATCGTCTGTACATTTGAGCAGTCACTGATGTGCGGACATGTTCATTCTGCCCGCACATCAGCGTCAATTCCGGCACTACTTGCCATTCGTAAAATTTGCCTGAAATGCTTCCACCTTACCATTCACATTTTCACCCACACCGATTTCCACCGCTGCAAATTCCATGATGATTCCGGTCACACCCAGACCTGTCTCTTTGTCTTTCAGCTCTTCGACTGTGAATTGATGATTGTACAACTCCACAATGCAGTCCATCATGTCCTTGAATTGCTTCGCTGTGTACAAGCCTGTCTTCTTCTCTGTTCCCATGATGTCATCACGGACTTCCAGATAGTGAAGATATGCGTCAATGTCCAATTCCTTCGGCAAGTGGTATTCCTTACCTCCCACGATTACGCTGTGTTTTTTTGTTTTAGCTGCTGCCATTTTCCTGCCCTCCTATGGTTTATTGAATATTAGTTGCCCTACTCTTCAGCCGCTGCTGCGACCTCTTCTTTGCTCTCCTGCACTTTTGCAAACCAGTCAGCGATTGCTGCCTTTGCTGTTGCATGTTCTTCCAGAAGGTTGCCTTCATCGACTGCAATCTGATAATTGCCATCAATGGCTCTTTCGTAGAAGCTGCCCTTCAATGTTGCGGTCTGTGTAGTTACCTTGTCCGCTTCGGTCTCGTAGTTGTCATCGAAGCCCTGACCGAATCTGCCGACATAAAGCCATACAAATTCATACTTGCCATTGAGCTTCTTCGCACGATAGCCGACTGCGACCTCCGGTGCTTTGTCATCCTTATTCTTCACAAGGAATCCGTTTTCATAAAGATGACCGAAGAGAAGTTTCTTGTCCTGCGGCGCAAGCGCATTCACCTCGAATTCCACTTCAGTGCCTTCGTACATTTCAGTCACATCTTCCACTCCGTCATCGGAATAGATTTTCTCGATGCTGAATTTATCAGACACCTTGCCGCTGATTGCTCTTGCCAGCTTCACAGGTGTGTCAGTCACATACTGTGTCGCTGTGTTTGCAGTTACTAATGCCACATAGATGTCCCTGAAGGACTTCGTGCGGCTTCTGACGATAGTCTTTGCTGCGTCACTCATTGTCTTATTCCTCCATTTCTTCTGCTTCCTGCGCATACATGAAGCGCATCGCATTTATAAATACTTTTGTGTCGGTTTCCAGCTCATCATTGCCGCCCATGTAGTAGAAGCCAGCTTTCTTCATCAATCTCTTGATTCGTGCCTTCAGTCGTATCTGGTCTCTGTCTGACCAGATATTCACCTGCACTGAAGCCACATTGACTTCTGGCATATCGTCCGCATGTGCGCCATCGTAGTCACCCAGCGACCACAATGTGATGTGCTTTGTCTTTGCATTTTTGTCGTACCAGCCCTGCTCCACGCTTATTCCTTCACTTGATATGGGCTTCAGGGCTTCTGCTGCCAGTGATATGATGTCCACCCTTGTCAACCTCCTATCTTGTCATTCAGCAGTTGCTGATATTCTTTCTCTGCTATTATGGAATAGCTGCTGTCGCATTCCTTCAGCGTGTTGTAGATGAAGTCCTGCGGTGGCTGCTTCGTTGTTCCCCATTCAACGAATTTCATGTAGAAGAAGTTTTCTGCATCGCCCAGTAGCGTCCATCCGACTTCTGCCTGCTTTGCAGTGACCTTCTTCGGCACATTGTCCTTTGCATGTCCGGGCGGTCTGTACCCCTTCTTGCCTGATTTTGAATTATCGGCAGACCGTGGCATGTGTGCTTGCATCCGTGGCTGCGTGATGTCGGCGCACTGCTGATATATCTGCCGATTTGTCTTCCTGATTTCCTCTTCAGACGCAAGCTGCTCGATTGCCTTCTGAAGCTCCTTCAGTCCGTCAAATTCAATGCTTATCCGCATTTCACCACATCCTTCCGTGTCAGATTCTGACACACCATCAGCTGACTTTGTTCGCCTTCAGCTGCACCCACTGCTTTTCATTCTTCCTGAAATCAGTGGCGAAGATGTCATACTTGTCGCCCTCATATTCCACATAGAATTCCTTCAGGCTCTGTCGCACCTCCTTGACCTTCTTGCAGTATCTGACTTCAAAGATGATGGTGTCTTCCAGTCTGATTTCAAGCGCACTGTACAGCTCCTGACCGTACAAGCTGCCAATCTCGCACCAGCATTCATGATGCAGCGTAGGTGGAAGCTCTTCACGGCGGGCATTCTCCACCTTTTCATTCTTCTTATAGATTTTGATTCTCGCTGCTGCCATGCTGTCACCTCAACATTTCCTTCAGCATCATGGACTGTATGCTGTATCGCAGTTTTTCCTGCGATGGTGTTGTATTTCCTCTTCCGTCATACAGCTCCTTGATGTATGAAAAAATCAGCAGCCGCTGCCTGTTGGTAGGCTTCGCACGGTCAAACTTCGGAATCAATTCTTCCATTTCATCCAGCACCGCATCCAGCATCAGCTGAATGATGGTGTCATCATCGTCATAATCGACACGAAGATATTCCTTTGCTTCTTTTAACATGTTTTACCTCCCTTCTGGCTGCGGCTGCTGCCATTCTTAACCTGCTACTGCTTCAGTGATTACACCTGCGATGACTGCGCTTTCATCGACTGCCTGCACATCGAAGCGGTCACGCACTTTGATGCCAGTCAAGTCTTTTGCCCACAAGTCGCCTGCTTCTGTGGAAAGTTCCACAGTGATTTTTTCACGGTCAAAAAGCGTGATTGCTTCCTTCAAGTCGCCCATGAATACCGGATATTTCATTTCCGTTTCTGTGACTGTGTTCTTCAAAGTCTTATTGCTCACCACATGAATCGGATATACACCGAAAAGAAGACGCTTCGACTTGTCTGTCACATCAGGCTGAATGATGTAGTTGCCATCGTTATCTTTGAGCTTGTCAAGGAAATTGAATCCGCTCTGGTTAGTGAGTACGATGGAAGATGCTGCGATGGAAGAATCCAGCTTCACATTGAAGACATCCTTGAAGTCATCGAATGTGGCAAGTACCACTTCTTTGCCCGCAGTGATTTCCTTCAATTTTGCAAGAATTGCAGCATTTCTGGTCGCTCTGGACTTCTTCGCAATCCACTTATTGAGATATGCCAAGATGTTCACAGCAGTGTCCTGAAGAAGTTCTCTGGTAGTCTTCAAGATACCGCCCTTCTTCTTCACCTTGTACTTAATCTGACGGAATTCAGGTGTCTCTTCCTCTCCGAATTCAGCACCTTCATCCACATCGTCCCACGGTGTATGCTCTGCATCCACTTCGATGACACGACTGCCGGATAAGGTCTGGACAGGCTCTACATTGACAAACTGCTGAAGCTCATTGTCGCTGCGGCGAAGCTCGGTGATGTCAGTCTGGATGTCCTGCGGTACAGTGAAGCCACCGTCAGAGATTCCGTCTTCATCTGCGTCTGCTTCAGTCATCATGTCCATGATGGCTGCATCCTCTTTCTTCATGCTCTTCTTTGTGAGACCGCACACAATGCGATTCACGAATGCACGGACGATGTCCTTCTTCTCCGGCTTCTTGTTGCCAGTGATTTCACCACCTTCGTCCACACCTTTTGCTTTGCCTGCATCCACCTTGTCGGTGATGTCTGCTTCATCATCTTCATCAATCTCCATGAGAAGATTGAAGCGTTCCTGCATGTCCACAAGCTCTGCCTTCGCTTCCTTCGCTTCTTTGGTCTTGCCTTCAGCCACAAGGCTTCTGATGGCATTCTTCTTGTCATTGATTTTCTTCAATAACGCTCTTGCTTCTTTACTCATTGTTTGTTTACCTCCTGATTTTGGTTAAATTCCATATAGGTCTAAATCATCAAGCAGCGCAGCCATCTCTTCTGCTTCACGCTGCTTCGCATCAACATCTTCCACAGTCTGTGTCACGATGCCTTCCGCTTTGTTTTTGTAGCTGCCCATCATCCAGCCACTGACACATGCGGCGATTGCAGGCTTGTCTTCGACTGTGATGTCGAATATCTCCTGCGCTTCTTCTCCGTTCATCCATGTCTCTGCGTTAATCAAGGCAGTGACCTCTTCTTCAGTCACACCTTCATTGACCTTTGTCATGTAGATGTCGGTGATGCTCTTCTGGCACTTGTCCAGCTCCGCAATCATCTTCTGGAAGTCTTCTGCATTCCCCCAGACAATAGTCGAAGGCTTGTGAATCATAATCTGTGCGCCGCATGACATCACGATTTCATCACATGCCATCAGGATGACAGATGCGATGGAAGCTGCCAGTCCATCAACCACACCACGCTTGTGTCCAGTGTGACGCTTCAGGATGCTGTGAATCGCAATTCCTGCGAATACATCACCGCCACCCGAATTGATGTAGATGGTCATGTCTGCATTGTTGTCAATACCTGCCATGAAGTCCGCAATATCCTGCGGGCATGTGTCTTCCAATGACCACGCATCCCATGTGGTCGATACGATGTCACCGTAGATGTACAGCTCGATGCCACTGCTTCCAGCTGCATCCTTCAGTTCCATGTAGCCTGTGTTTTCGACTTGTTTTGTCTTAGGATTTCTTCTTGTGAAATTCATCCTTTTCTTCATCATCATCTTCACCCCCTTCCTCTTCTTCGCCATCGGCTTTCGTTTCGGCTGTTTCCTGCTCCGGCTGTTCCGCAGCTCCTTCAGATTCATCGTCTTCGCCT